GGGGAAAATCGTGGCTTGGACTGATTACTTCGTCAGCACCATTCCTGGCGCTAAAGTTGTTGTATCCGAATCTGGCAGACCGTTCATATCTCATAAGATTGATGTACGCGATTATGTAGAAATCGAATTGACCGAGACAGCCCATGAGTTGCCTTTTAAGATTTCGTTTCGCTCATTTGATTCACTTGGCGCTCAGACAGAACATCGTATGTACGCTCAAGCGGGTACAAAAGACATGGCTCGCATCTTTGCAAAAGAAATCACTACTTTGCGTATGAATTGCAAGGAATTTGTCCTAGACGGAGAATAAGTACAAAATTCACTTGATGCTAAAATCATTGGGTGGAAGATGACTACTCTGGCTTAAACCGCCATGGTGTCATGTCCGTTCTCGGTGCTTTCGCTGTGCAGACACATGAATTATTCTTGGAGTTGCAGGGCGCAGGGTTTAACGAAGAACAGGCGATCAAAATTCTTGTCGGACTAGCATCTAAAGAGTAGAGGGAAACAATGGCAGAAAAGCCAGATTTACAGGAACTCGGCTCTACGGGTTTACGCCGTTCTGGTGGAACGGTCTATGAAGAATTCCTTGTTAATCTCCGTGGACTTCGCGGATTCCGTGTTTACCGAGAGATGGCAGACAATGACCCAACAATCGGTTCAATGCTTTATGCGATTGAGAAAGTTATTACACGACTTGAGTGGCGCGTAGACCCATATTCAGATAATTCAGAAGATGGCGAGATAAAGCCTGAAGATGAAGAAGTAGCGGCTTTCATAGATTCTTGTATCCATGATATGTCTGATTCTTGGGACCAGACACTTTCGCAGATTCTTTCAATGCTCGTTTACGGTTTCTCTTACAACGAAATTGTTTACAAAGTCCGTACAGGTCCAGAGGCAAAAGACCCATCTAAGCGTTCTAAGCACACAGATAACAAAATTGGATGGCGTAAGTTGCCTATCCGTTCCCAGGAAACTTTATTCCGTTGGCAGATTGATGAGAGCGGTGGAATTCAAGCGATGGAGCAGACCGACCCATCATCAGGCGGCACTCACATCATCCCTATCGAGAAGGCTTTGCTATTCCGTACCACTACGGCTAAAAATAACCCAGAGGGTCGCTCAATCCTTCGTAACGCATATCGCCCTTGGTTCTTCAAGCGCCGTATCGAAGAAATCGAAGCAGTCGGTATTGAACGCGATCTAGCAGGATTGCCAGTTGCTTATGTACCACCTGAGTATCTATCAAGTGCGGCTACAGCCGAGCAAGCCAATGTCCTTTCAACAGTTCAAAACATTGTTACATCTATCAAGCGCAATGAGCAAGAGGGTGTTGTATTCCCAACACTTTACGATGATGCAGGACACAAGCAGTTCGATCTAGTTCTCTTATCATCAGGTGGCTCGCGCCAATTTGATACAGACAAGATTGTTCAGCGCTATGACCAGCGTATGTCTATGTCAATCCTTTCGGACTTTATCCTTCTTGGCTCTGATCGCGTAGGTTCATACGCTCTAGGTTCATCAAAGATGGATTTATGGTCAATGTCAGTTGATTCAATCGCTAAAAATATCGCCGAGGTATTCAATCAATATGCAATTCCTCGCCTTATGAAACTTAATGGAATGGATGTCTCACGCGCCCCATTCTTAACCTACGGAGAAGTAAGCCACATTGATTTGACCGAGATCGCAGACTATATTTCTAAGTTGGCAACCGCTGGTGTACTTATGCCAGACCCTAAGTTGGAAGATTACTTACGCGATTTGGCTGGTCTACCACCTGCCGACCAGGATGCACAGGAAGCCTACGGCGCTCCAGCAATGCCTGGTGCTGAAGGTGCTGCTGCTCCAGGATTTGATGCACCACCATCTCTGGAAGAAGAACTTAAAATTCCAGAAGGACAGGAACCGCTAGACGGCGATTTGGAGTAGAGCATGGCAATTAGGTTCGGCTCTGGCTCTGATGGCTCGGGAAATCCTCTTAACGCAGAAGAAGCGGCGATGGCTCGCGTTCTCGTTAATGCGATTCGTAATGCAACCGACAAAATCAAAGTGGATGAGTTGGCAAAGATTCTTTTTCGCCTAGATGCTGATACTTTAGACCGCTTGCTCCGAGCAATCTCTATCAATGGTGATGCTCCTAAGATTGAAGCCGAGTTGCTTGGCATCATTGACATTGGTGGAGTTGAGGCGATCAAGGGATTAAAAAAGATCGCGCCAGTTTTAGCGTTGCCAGCATTTAAGCCTACCCAAGTTCAAATTGCTAACCCTGGCGCAATGGCTGGAATGGAATTTACAAAGATTCCGAATTGGGCAAGAGTTAATCCAGAGCCAGTTGCCTTCAGTCTTTCTTTTAATAAAACAAACCCTAATTCACTAGCCTTTGCCGCTCGCAGGGCTGGTCAGTTGGTGACAAGTATTGATGACCTTACCCGTCAGGCAATCCGTAAGATCATTATTGATTCATTCAATGAGGGAATTGATGTAAGACGGACAGCAGTTCGAATTAAAAACATTATCGGTCTCCATCCTAAGTGGGCTGATGCCGTTAGAAAGTTCGAGATTCGAGAATTAGACCGTCTCATCGCGGCTGGTATTAAAGAGGCTAAAGCAATCGAACGCGCCCAGAAATCTGCAACAGCCTATGCAGACAGGCTCAAGGGCGCTCGCGCTCGCATGATCGCTCGTACAGAGATTCAGATAGCCCAGAATGAAGGGCGAATGGAAGGCTATCGTCAAGCCGATGAAGCGGGGTACATAGACCCTGCAACTATGAAGATGTGGATTACAGCCCCAGACGAGCGCACCTGCGACATTTGTGCGCCTTTGAATGGAGAAGTTGTCCCTTGGATTGGTCTGTTCTCTATCGGGCTGGAGAAGCCCATAGTCCACCCTAATTGCCGCTGCACCTTCGTCATCATCCCTCCAGACCGAGGCACCCGATGAAGGTAATTAAGTTCGCGCCTGGGCTTATCCCAGTTTTCAAACACCAGGAACATGATCAGTCTACCCACGGCAGTTGGGCTGGGGATGGCGTTTCATTTGAGCAAGACAGAAATTCATTAACAATGCAAGACAAAAGTGGGCAAACTTTGGCTTCTGTTGATTTTGTTAATTTAGGAAATAACCGACTTGATATAAATTCGATAGATTCTTTTGACGGAGGCAAAGGTTATGCGACTAAAGTATTAGAGAAACTTTATTCTTTATTTCCTGAGCATAGTATTTTTTGGGGAAAGACAATCGTTCCAGAATCAACACATCTAGCACAAAAGTTTTCCGACAAGTACGGAAGAACTGAATTTATGCCTTGGGGTGAAGGAGTCATTGCTGGTTATGAGTGGGGTCAGTTATACGGTGACACAACAGTTAAAAAACACCAAGAGCATGACCAGTCTACCCACGGCTCTTGGGCTACGGGTCAAACAGGTGATGCCTCAACACGCGAGTTATTACTGCAACAAGCAAGCCAATATGAAACTTTTGAGGAGTTTAGTAACGCAGTAAGTTTAGAAGGATTAAGACCGAGGGCTTGGCACATTGCGGATACAGGTTTTGAGTTAGACCCAAACTTCAAACCAATGAGCAGGACTGGTGGCACCTCGGACGAGCCAGGACTATTTGTTGGCGACCCTGAAACTTGGCAAGATTACGCCGTGGGTCGCTCAACCGTCATTGAGTACGATGTCAGCAATTTATCTTTCACAGCAAAACCTTTAGCAGACACATCAGCAGATTTTTTCCCAGATCAATCTGGTAACCAAGGATTTTTTATTAGACCCTCAGCATTTTCAAGATTAAGAGAAGTAAGGCGGATGCCTATTGAGGAAGCCTTGAGTAGAGCAAAGCAACAGCAGGATGCGATGCCTAAATCTAAAGCGGAAGCAAAACAAATCTGGGAAGAATCTCGCTCGGTTAAAAAACATCAAGAACATGACCAGTCTAGCCACGGAAACTGGGCTGAAGGTTCTCAAGGAACAACCACGGAATTAACCGATGGCGAGATTCAAGACATATTGCATAATACAAAAACTATTGAGGAGATGTATCAGAAAGTTGCTGAGCGTTTAGGAAAAAGTCTCAAGCCAAAAGTGGCGGTTATCCCTGAAGGCGAAGAAAACCTTTATCGCGGTTTAGGTAATCCAGAGCGAGATGCTCAACAATTAGTAGATGGCAGGATTCCTTTCACGCCTTTCCAGACATGGGGGCAAGGCATATATGCGACCCCTCATCAAGATGATGCTAAAACATACGGTCAAGTAGTTCGTATGAAATTAGACGATAGTGCAAACATTCTCCGTACAGAATCAGAGGCATTTGCAGTTGATACAACTAGCACTCCCTTTAAGTCTGACTTTGTAGATTTCGCAAGTCTGCTACCTAAGATAACCAGCGGGGAAATTGATAACTTTTCCATATCCGATGCCTATAACATTTATTGGGCGGCTAAGGGTTATGACGGATACCAACCTCACGGCGGAGAGATAGTTTTGTTTAACGCCACCCATCTCACGGTTAATAAGACAGATATTGGAACGGCAGTTCAAAAGCACCAAGAACACGATCAGTCATCCCACGGAAACTGGGCTGATGGTTCCAGCGAATCTGGTCTTGATGCAATGCCTTATGAGTGGAAGCCAGATTTGGGGGTGGATGATTCGAGGCTGCCACCTTACAAATCAAAAGAACTTTCTGAGGTATTGCAAAACATAGCAGAAGCGCCAATCGCTATACGCCTGTCTGCCCCTGAATTAGATTCAATTATCCAAGAAGGTCGTTTCAAAAGTCTAAATGAAATTCCAGTAGAAGAATCTCCTGGGCAATCTCAACCATATCGAGATGCGCGTTCAAAATTAGAAAATGGGATATGGGGAGTTCCCAAAACTGGAATTCAACCTATTTATGGATACATGGATACTCGTTATGATGGACACGAACCGCAAAGTGAGGGGTATGGCGACATAAAGATAATTTTGAAAGATAATGTTGCTGGAAGGACTACTTTCTCGGCAGGAGATAGCCTCAATGCGGCTCTAACTCCAGTAAAAATAACAGATGCTAGGGCGGGTAGTTTAAGCAACTCTGCTCTCATCGCAGCACATCAAAGCAGGTCGCCCGAAGCCGCTGGTTATCAAGACATATTTCGAAGTCCTAGCAGAATTTCGTATTACGAGGCTCAAATTCACGGGGGAGTGTCCTTAAAAGACATCAAATCAGTAGACATTAGAACCCAAACTGGCTATTCCCCTCCTCTTTCAGAATCTACAATAAAAACCTTGGAGCAAATGGGGATTGAGGTGATTAGAGATTGAGTAACATCCTTATTGATAGCCCTATTACTGGCAAGCGCGAAAGCCTTACTCAAGCCCAGTTCAATAGTTACATGGCTCAAACAAATGGAGCAGTCCTTAAATGGATTGTTAATCCTGTTACCAAGCACGGTGAGCATGATCAAAAAACCCACGGTAATTGGGCTTCAGGCAATTATGAGAGTCTTGCAGATTGGCTAACAGCCGAAGAAAAAGTTTTTGCCTCCGATGAAGAAAAAGAAGAATACTTGAAGGGGCTATTATTTAGCCAGCGCCTAAAAGGTTTTACCGAGTTGGCTCATCCTGAGTTTTCGGGGGCAATAAGCACTTACGAAGGTATGCGCGGTAAAGATATGAATGAGGCGCTGCGCGACCCTCAGATAAGTGAAGATGGCTATAAACCAACGATTGATGCACTTGATAAGGCGATGGAAATTGCTCCGCCGCTATCTGAAGAAGTGGTCGCCTATCGAGGAGTTAAGGGCAATGGGTTAGATTTTTTTGACAGACTTAAAGTTGGAGATACTTGGGAAGATAAAGGTTTTACCTCAACAACCATTGACCCAGCAATCGCTAAGCGATTTGGCGGTTCGCAACCTTATTACGATGGAATCATATTCCGTATTAAGTTACCTGCTGGTACAAAAGGAATTTTTCCGTCTGGCTATCACGAACCTATGTATGGATGGGAACCCGATACCAGCGAGGCTGAGTTTCTAATGCCCAGGGGCAGCAAATTTAAGGTGGTTGCTCAACGCGGCAAAGTCTGGGATGTAGAGTTGGTGCCATGAACCTAGATAGATTCCAATACGACTCCAGCAAGGGGCTAACCCTTGTTATGGAAAAGCACGGCACCCACGACCAGAAAACCCATGGCAGTTGGGCTAATACTTTGGTTGGAGATCAGACCCTACTGGGAACTACTGTCACAAGCATTATTGATAAATTAAGCGAGAAAGATACGCCAGGATTCTCTATTGATATAAGAACCAAAACATCGCCCAAGGATGGTTTTATAGCCTCCGATTCGGGCGCTGAGAGAAGTTTAGATTGGGCAAAAGCCAGCAGTTCAAGAGAGAACTTGAGAAATGAGATCGTAAAATATGTTTTAGACCACGCCGAACTATTAGATGGCGCTGGAGCCTTTTTTGGCGGGTGGGTTGATAAAGGGGTGTTGTATTTTGATGTCTCCAGGAGGTATGCTTCACGGTCAGAGGGTGTTAGAGCAGGTTTTCAAAACGAACAAAAAGCCATATACGATGTCGTAGAAGATTCGTATATTTACATGGAGGATGAGGTAGATGAGCGAACCAACAAAGCCCGTTCTGGTGGAAGTTCCGAAGCCAGTCAAGGAAATGACCCGACAGGAAGTGCAAGCCCTCGCAGACGAGATGGTGGAAGCCCTACTGGGCAAAGAGTAAATCCGCCCCATGTCTGCCTTGGGCGATACCAAGGCGTAGAAAAACACTTAGAGGGTCAGCATGATCAAGCCACTCACGGCAGTTGGGCATCTGGTCGCTATGGTCCAGATTCAGTAAAGTCAGCAAGAGACGGCGCGAAAGAGTACGCCTTCAAAGTTGGAATTAAACAAGACGATTCCATTGACTATCAAACGACAGTTGCCAACCGAGCAAGAGCGGTTCGTATTGCTGATGCCTATGATGAGTTGCCAGTAGATGACCCAAAAGCGTATAAGGCTTACACCGCCTTGGCTACAGAGGTTGAAGCGCAGTTCGATTACATGACAAAGACAATGGGCATCAAGGTCGAGTTCGTGGATGAGGACCCATACAAAACTTCCCGAGAGATGTTCGCCGATGTGAGCAAAGGCACCCTAAAGGTTTTAAGAACAGCCTCTACTGGCTCTCACCCATTCTTCACAGATGACCAAAACGATAAGTTCCGAGCAGTTCACGATTTCTTTGGACACGCCGCTACTGGTCGTGGATTCGGTCAAGACGGAGAAGAATCCGCCTGGGTTCACCATTCACAGATGTTTACAGAGACCGCTCGCGCAGCGCTAACCACGGAAACCCGCGGACAGAATTCTTGGTACAACACACGCGGCAAGGGATTTGCTGAGCAAAAAGTGGCATTACTACCAAAAGAATTTTGGGAAGTCCCAAAGACATTTGAAAAACAATACAAAGTAATTCGTTTTGCACCTGGGCTAATACCAGTTTTCAAACACCAAGAACACGATCAATCCACACACGGCTCTTGGGCTGACGGCTACACGCCCGAAGAACGCGCTCGTATGGAGGCGCTGGCTGAGGTCGGTCCATCCATTGAAGATTTAGAGGCAATCCTTGAAGGCGGCGGAGCGCAGCCAGATTATGACGATCTAAAGATGCTGGTTGAAAATGAGGAATCTTTTTACTTGCAAGCCATAGAGGGTATTGAAGAACGGGTTGCGGCGATTATAGAAGAAAATCCTGATGCTAATTACAACACAGTTTATGACGAAGAACAAGAAAAAATGATTGATGAGTTTATTCAAAACAGCGGTCCTGGTGACCTTGCTGGACTTTGGATGGACCAGAACGGCGGAGATACCGAGTCATTGCTTTCTGATGTCAAACCGTTCTTTGAGGAAATCTTCAATACAGATCACACCGTTGTAAACGCTGCTGGCGATGGTGTTACTACGCTGAGTTCCGAGATTCAATATGTGGGCTTGACGAGCGATACGCCTACAGGTGATGCTGGCATTATCGTAACAGGCAACATCGAAGATTCCAACGGAAACTATGCTGGTGAGTTCGAACGAGTATTCTATAAAGAAGATGGGGTCTGGATAGTAGAACATAAGTTATTAAAACTTGACGATGACTATAAAGGTTTAGGATTTGGTAAAGAATTTATTGACCGCTCTGAAGATTGGTATACCCAAAGAGGTTTTGGCGCTATCACGGTTGGAACGGGCTGGGATGGCGCTCGCGTGTGGGCGCGTGATGGTTTTGACTGGGACCCAGAATCAAGCCAAGAAAATTTTGAGCATATTGTGGAAGCCAGAATTACAGGAAGTTATAGCGGACGGATGCTTGATGAGTTCCAATTTGGAGAACCCGCAAGACTAGAATTTGATGCCCTTATGGAAAGAGCGACCAACGGATATATTTCCGATGAAAACGGACCGCGCTGGGATTCTATAAAAGACTTCAGGGATGAGGATTTCCCATTGCCTAACGATTTTCTAATGATTGGGTATAAAGACAAAACCACATCAGAATATGAACACCCTGTTACTGGCGATACAAAGAAGGCGGTAACTTGGGCTGGCGAGAGGCTTTTTCAGGACCTCAATCTCAAGTATGTCAAGATTCTTACCCCTGAAGGCAGAAACCTCTTTGAAGGTCCAGTTGATAGAGATGGC